TCGGATGGTTTTGAAGGGTCAGCAATAAACACTCTATCATCAGCAAGTGCCGGTACCTCATACCATCTACCCTGAGCACCCATGAATTCTTGTGCTGTAGGAACATTTGAATATGCAGTACCGTCTCTTTGAATAATAGATGAAACCCCTAATACGTTTTTTTCTGGTAAGAAAAATTCAAAGAATGGTCTAACATCATTTGGTGTTATCACTCTTTTGAATACCTTTGTAATACCGTTAACAACTGTCTCTCTTTTTGTAATTGTATAATTAATCAAATTACCCTGAGCGTCAAAGTTTGGTATTTTTAATCTGTTTGGAAATCCATCAGCATTAAATGGAGATGCAAAATTCACATCATATAAATTTTCAAATATCTGACCTGAACCTGATACTTGTGAACCACGTCTTAAGGTACCCAAATATCTTTCATCTTCTTTATCACCAAAGGCAGGAACCGTAATTGAAAAGTCCACCAAAGCTATTGATGGTCTTTGTCCAGGAATTTTTAATCCATATGTTCTTGCAATGTTATAAATTGATGAACGTTGTTGTGCATATTGAAGAACAGTTTCTTGAATACTTCTGTCAATATGATAATGTAAGTTGTCGTCTACGGCTGCGTTTAAATCCAAAAACACAGAGAAAACTGAAGCATCATTAAAGTTATCAATCAACTCAGGATAGTAAGTCCTTGTATAATTGATAAGTTCCTGACGAATTGCTTGGAAGTCCCTAACGGTATATGATATCTTTCTTTGTGCCATTTATGTTAAATATTCAGGATTACAAAATCTTTAGTGTTAAATACATCATTTGAAATAGCGTAATCAATTCTTACAGTAGCAGTATATTCAGTCACGTTTTGATTCGTCATTTGTATTTGGGGGTCAGTAACACCACCTGTTGAAGTTGCTGTTAATCCTGCCGCTTCACCTGTTGGAGCACTAATGTTAATATTTGTTAATTGTAATTGAGGCATGTACTTTTGTACAGAATCTCTTATTTCAGATTCAATGTTTTTAAAAGTTGGTCCATCCAAAGGTTCAAAAATGTATTCCAACAATCCAGTACCAAAATCAGGTAAAAAATATCTACTACCTTTTCTTGTTAATAACAAGTGAATTAAGTTACTTCGGATTTCCTCAGCAGAGTAATCCGACAAATCCAAATACTTACCGTTGAAAGAAGTTACAAAGGGGAAGGTTAACCCGTATGTTTTACCATTAGCCATTATCTATAAATATAGTTGTGTCACGTTTTTTATTGAATGGTTAAACTCACTTGATACTCAACAATCAAATTACAAAGTTTAATAAACTCATCATGTGATGTTGTGTGTTTCATAACATTTATTTCTTTTAACACCCATTGTACGTTCCCAACAATATATCCTAAATTAGAATCTATTCTATCTAAAGACGCATTAATCGGCGTTCTATTGTCACCTGTTTTAGGGGTTAAAATTAAATCTTTTCCAGTATAAGGACATTTTTTATTTTGATTTAAATAAACCTCCCACAAATATTCAATAGTCACATTAAAATCAATACCTCTTTTTTTCGCCATTTTACTATAATGACCTACCGTTCTTCCGTTTATATTTTCATAACCTGACCAATTACCATTGTTTTTTCCAAGATTTTTTTGACACCCACAACTTTTTATTTTACCGCGAGTAACATCAGGTTTTCTATGTTTAGTAATATTCCCACATAATAAACATTTAAAATTCCAATATTGTACTTTATTGGTATGTGAATAGTTAACCCCAATTAAATTATTAAACTGTTGATTAGTTATGTCTAAACTTTTTCTCATAACTATAAATATGGTTTTTGTTGTAAAAAACTAACCATCAAAATCCTTTTTAGTATTTTTATTATTTTTTACATGTTTTGGTTCGTAAGCACAGTGCCTACAAAAATTACCACAACAATAACCTCGTTCCAAATGAAATTCCTCAGTAAAGACATATTTTCCTTCTTCAATATAAAAATAAGAAGGGGGAAGTTGTTCACTTCCCCCCTCAATAGGTGTTTTTATATTTTCTTTATTTGATTTCACAAGCCCCACCAGCACAAGCCAATTCACCACTTAAATCTGTGTTGTCTTGTAATTCAACAACTTTTGATAAGTCAATTGTGTGAAGTTTAGCGAACAATCTGTCGTATTCTTCTTTTGTACAATCCTCAAATGGTGCTTGAATGTAACTTCCACCATCATAAGGTAATACAGATAAACCATTGTAGAAGTCACGGTTTTCCCACATCCACTCACCTGCCAATTCCCAATCTTCATTTTTTAAACTGATTGTTGCAGATACGTTGTGTGTGTTTGAACCAGTTCTGTGACCAGGTCTTACCCACTCTTGTGTAATTTTCTTAACACGGTCCAACAATTGGAATGGAGATTCTGTTCTCAAAATTGCTCCTTCAGGAGATTTTTGTGGAACTGAAATAACTGCCGTGTCGTGTGGACGGAAAAATTCATCTTCAACCAACTCAGGGTGATACATTGCCAAGTATTGGTAGATTGCTTCATTCTTACCAACACGGACTCTACGGATGTAGTAATCATTGTGCCATGCGTGGATACCTGAAGATGTTCCCAATGTCAGAGATGTTGTCCCTGCAGGTTTTACAGTAGTTGTACGAGCCGACTTGTTAACACCAATCAACTCAGCAACTCTTGCGTTTTCTTCTTTAACAAGTTTAGCAGCTTCTTTCATGTTATAACCCAATACAACACCTGAACCGATACCTGTCATAGATACACCAATCAATGCTTCCTTTTCAGTTGTACGTTTCCATACATCTCTCAAGTAATGGAAATCAGTATAACCCGCTTGAAGTGTTCCAATGAAAGCCGCCGCTTTAACACGGTTGTTCAAATCTTCTTGTGATTCAATGTCAGAAACATTTACCTCACACAAGTTACAGAATTGGTTTGGTCTCAACGCGATTTCACAACATGGATTAGTACCCCAATCTTTATCATTTGTAAAGTAGATACCAGGTTCACCTGCTCCTGACGCTTCAACTCTTTTCCACAAGTCCATAAAGAAATCTTTTGTAATCTTGTGTCTAACCAAAGCCGCTGAATTGTTAGCTCTACCTCTTTGTGGATTTGTTTCCCACCAAGCACCTGACTTACAAGCAATCATCTCGTTGTCATCAGCCGAGAACAATGAAATCAAAGCCGCTCTACGAATACCACCAGCAAGAACTGCGTCTGCAATGTGACATATCATATCGTGAACCTCAATTGATGATAATCTTTCACCATCTTCTTTCGCATCCAACATACCTTTCAATTTGTGGATACAATCTTTCAATGGTTGAGGACCTGGTGCTTTACCACCTGATGTTACAAGTTGAGCTCCTTTTGGTCTAACATCTGAAAAATCAAACTCAGGTGTTGACAAATGCTCACCAAAGTAAGATTTCATTAACACTTTAATTGCATCAGCCCAACCTTCAATTGAATCACCAACCAAGAATCTTCTTGTTCTATTTGGGTTAGGTTTTCTAATTTCAGGTAATTTTTCTACGTGATGTTTTTGAACTGAGTATCCTACTCCAGTTCCACCCAATAACAAGAACATTGTTTCTGAGAATGCGTCCAAGTGGTCAATAGGAAGGTAAGCACAGTTGTAGATTCTGTTTGGAGAAATCTCAATTGGTTTACCACCAAATTGCATTGACCTCATTGAAGGTAATACTTTTTTAGTATACACATAATGATACACGTCCACAATCTCACTTGCGATGTGGGGGTATTTCTTAATGTGCATATTCATGTTTCTTGTTACAAGCTCTTCCCAAGTTTCTCTTCTTTCCAACTCAGGAATAAATTTTGAATACTTCATGTGAACCGTTAGGTCCGACAATATCTTTTGTGATGCGTCCATTTTATTTAAAATACTATTTTTTTTTATTAGTTAAAGTTATTTGGTTGTACTCGCTCTTTTCTTTTTTCCATTAGTTCTTTGATTCTATCTCTGTTCTTTTCTTCTTTCTTTTCTTCAAATCCTAAGAAGGTAACAGAACTTTCAGTATCAATTTCCAACAATTCGTTGTTGAACTTACAGTTTTCAAAGATAACCCCATCTTTACCCACACGAGACTTGGTAATTGCGATGGTTGCCAAATTCATTTCTTTTTGTTGTAAAGTTTTAGCCACGGAAATGATAACGTGTCCAACTTGTGCCTTTTTAATAGAACCACCCATTTGGTCGGTAGTAACAACCTCAGAAGATATAGAGCTTCTGTTACCCTGTGTTGCGGTCCACCCCACTACGCCAAGTTCATGACACATAGCTTCGTAACCTCTCATAACGGAACCCTCACTTTTCCACTCGTCCCCCATATTTTTGTCAGGTACAATACAATCAATATAATCTAAAACAATCATATCAATCTTATGCCCATCAGCAACCATCTTTCTAATCATGTTCTTAATTTGAGTCATTGTAAATTGGTCTGAAGGTAGTTTTTTCAAGAACAATTTGTTGGTCATTTCTTCTTTGACCTGACGTGCTTTTTCAAGAACTTCTTCACGGTGTAATGGGAGTTCATCAGGTGGTATACCTGTCCACATTGTGAAGTGTTTACGTTGGATTACTTTTGGATTGTCCTCAAAGAATAACTGAAGAACATTGTAACCGTTATTAAATGCGGTGTTTGCAATTTTTGAAAGGATTGTAGTTTTTCCCACACCAGTTGGTGCTAAGATTACACCCAATTCACCTTTTGCTAATCCACCTTTTAATAACTTGTCAATACCCGTAATTCCCATTGGGATTGGGTGACGGAAATCTTCATTCAAAACATCTTCCAAGTTTTGGAAAACATCTTCAATTTTATTTCCATTTTCCCCTACTTGGAGAGCACTTCTTACAAGTTCTTCAAGTTTGTCATAGTTTTCAAATTCTCCA